GTTTAATTGCAAGTGATAATCAAACGATACATGATTACTTGTTTTAATATCTATCAAAACAAGATTTCCTTTCTTGTCTTTTACGACAAGATCAAGAGTACCAGCATAAGTATAATTCTTCGAGTATATTTTTTTCTCGATTTCTACTGGCTCATACCCTTGTGTTTCCCACCACTTTAAAAAAGTGTTCCAACAAGCTATTACTTTCTTATCAGATTGTTCTGGGATTTCTTTGCCTTTCAAATAGTCTTCGATAAGACCATGAACGACACTACCTACTAAAGCACCTTCATTTTTTAACTTTTCTGTTTTAGCAGAAGAGTCATGAAATACTCTTTCAAGTGTAACTCGATCGAGTTTTTTGCCCTCGTCTAGTAGTTTGTTTAGTTGTGACTTAGCCTCAAACATAGGTGTATTTACCAACCAATTTATTAATTGTGGTTTTGGTACACCCATTGATGTAACACCAGTCACAGATCGCACAATCTTATTATTTACTACATAAGTGTGCTTTACAGGATCAAAATACAAATCAATGTCCTCATATTTTAATGGGAATT